TCCAGTACGTTCATCATACCATGTGTCAAAATTTATTTGATAATCTCCAGGTAACGGTGATATTTCTTGATGAATAATTGGCATTGGATTATTAAATATAGGTGGTAAAATATGACGTGCATTTTGCATTGCATTTCTAATAGAATTTCTTACAGTATTTAATCTATTTGCAATTGGTATTAATGGTGGTATATCATTACTTAAACCTGGTATATCATCATAATCATTATCATTTTGTTCTGCTGTCATTTAATATCAATTTATACTATAAATATAAATTAATGTATTAAAGTAAATCATTTAATCTATGTTTTAATTTATTTACTAACATATCATATACTTCTCTCTTTTTATCTTCAATTTCATACCATTTAACATCATATACATCTAAATATGTTTTAATATCTTTGTACATATCTGATTTAGTATAGACATTTCTAGCAATATATTGTAATTTTCTTTCATAATCATTTTCTCTTGTTTTATTCTTTTTATATTCTTTTAATGATTTTACAATTGAATATTTACCATTGTTACCTTTGACATAATTTAATAAATATGGAAATTGATTTGGGATAATAAAATTGTAAAAATTTGTATATACTTGTTTCATTACTTTTTGATGTAATGATGAATCTGAATTTAAATCTTGATATTCATATGTTGAAGATATTAATGGTGGTAAATTTGCAATACTTACTGGTGTATATACTGAATAATAATCTACACTATCTGGAGTAGATAATGTAATAATTGTTTGTCTACCTAAACTATCAACAACAGTTACTGGTTTTCCTTCTTTTACAGTGTATGTTGGTAATTCATATGGAATAGTTGTACTTGGTGCAATATAAACATTTGATGGATTACTTGGGTTCCAATTAAATGAAGTATCTGATGTTGGATTCCAATTAAATGACATAAATTATATATACATAAAAATTTTAATCTATATTATTTCGAATTAATTCAAAGTCTTCTATACTTTTTGCATTTAATAACATTCTGTATATTTTATCCGCATCTTTATCCGATTTTTTAATAAATTTTAATACTTTTTTAATAATATTTAACGATATATCTGGTGAATTTATAATTGATTTTTGATATTCATACATTCCATATATAAATATGCGTAATATTGTTTCTTCTACCATATCAGAAGATAATCTAGTTGTAATAAAGTTATTTAGCGTAAGTAATGAATTAATATTAAATATTTGTAAATATTGTTTTATTGAAAAAGTAAATGAAGGGATAATAATATTATTTTCTTGATTCATATTATTAAGCAAGAATCTAAAATGGCGAATTTTACTAAAGTTATAAATCATTCTAAAAATTTAGAAAACTATTCTCAAGAAGAATTATACAACACTATTGTTGAATTACGTAATATACATGGTGAAATGCTCGGTGGATTTTATAATAATCTAGATAAAAATTTAAATAGTACTGAAACTAAATTAGAATTAAGCTTTTTAGATTCTATGATTGATACCACTCGTAAAGTATTACAATTAGCTGAAAGTAAATTTAATATGAATGATCAGCAAATTCCTAAAAATAATATGACCGGTGGTGCTAAAAAACCTAAAAAATTAAGTGGTGGATATAATAAAGATAAACCTAAATTATTATTATTCCATGCTAAATGGTGTGGACACTGTGTACATTTTATGCCTACATTCTTAAAAATAAAAAATGAATATGCTGATTTAAATAAACTTGACGTAATTTCAATTGAAGATGGTCAAAAAGGTGGAAAAGAATTAGTAGAAGAATATGGTATTCAAGGTTTCCCTACTATCAAATTGTATGATGGAAAAAATATTCATGAATATAATGGTGGTAGAGATATTAATAATATTCGTGATTTTGTTAATTCAACTCTTAAAACAAATGCAATTAAGGGTTAAACTTTTTTATAAATAATCATACATGATGTTTCAACGTATTTTATATCTATGATTTCATATTTACCATTTAAATCATATAATGTATTATTTATTTTATCTTCAAATGATTCTGTTGTTTCATTTTCGTTTGATTTCAATATCTTAACTTTAATAAAATTCTTCTTTTCGTAACCTTTTGATATAAAATAGTTTTTATGATCATCAAAAGACCCGCATATAATTTCTGAATTAATTTGTTCCATTAATTACCTATATATTTTATACATATAAAAAAATTTACATATCCTCTCTAATTTTTTTGTAATATTCTTTCTTATTTTCTCTTAATAATTTAGCCGCATCAATATTAGCTGCTGAATCTGGATTTGGTTCACATAACAGTGACAAAATACTCACAAATATCGTTCTAACATTTTGAACAGGTCGCCAACGTTCTAATTCATGTTCATATCCAGATACATCATTACCTACATGTAAAATAGAAATACATAGTTTACCATCAGGATATACATTTGGATGAAATAATTTATTTGTAAATTTAACTTCAGGCGGACTTGTTGGATAATCTGATGGAAATTTAATTTCTCCTGTATAAATACCACCTTCATATGGTGAATCATGTGGACCCATTATAGTAAATTTCCACTTTAATATATTACCTTCTGACATTTCAAATGTAACATTGTCAACTGGATTTTTATTTAAGGTTTCATATTCTCGTGTCAAACGAATAGTTGCCGTTGTCATTTTTTTATTAATATATTTCACTATTATTATTTATATTGATTTTCAACTTTTCATATTTATAATTATATACCTATATCCATGTATAATATATATCTTATTTTAGAACCATTATTAATAGCATAATGTTCAATTTGACTATTAAATATTACCGCTTTTCCATCTTCGTGTTCGTATTCAACAAAATTATTATGTTTATTTTTTATATATAAATAATTATCGTTTCCACTTAATTTTAGATTAACGGCAACTGTATTATTTGATAAACCAGTTATGTCTGTATGTAATGATAGTTTTGACTTTGGTAATAATAATGCATATCCTGCAACATTTATTTTTAATCCACTTAGCTGTAATAATTTTAATGTTTTTGGACATTTTTTATCTGCATTGCACATTACAACATTATTTACTAATAATGGATAATTATACCATATATATCTTTCGTTATTTGATCCTTCAACCCATGTATCACTATTTTTTAATAAATTAAAACTTTCAGATGAAATATTATTAGCCCATTCAGCACCATTTCTTTTGATTGTTACACTTTGGATATAAAATGGTGGTATTTCTTCTAATATTGTTTTATAATTATGTTCTAATAATTTAATATTTTCAAAATATTTATCATCTGATGTATAAAAATATTTTTGTTGTAATTTTATATCATAACTAATTTTTCTTCTTGGCATACTTATAACATACATCAAAAATGTAATAAACAATATACATCCAATAAGTATATATTCTACACTTTTATTCATAATATAAAATTTAAATTATTATATCATATTATACTTATTTCTGAAAATTGATTTTTTAAAATTTTAATATAAATAACTACTAACAAATATATTAAAATGCCTGAAGTTATTAAATCCCTCTCTCAAGTCCCTAAATCTGGTAAAGTAATAATTGATTTTTTTGCAACATGGTGCGGTCCTTGCACTAAACTTGCTCCATTTTATGATGAACTTGCCACTCAATTTCCAAATGTCACTTTTTTAAAAGTAGATGTAGATGATTGTGATGATGAATTACCTAATGAATATGATGTTCAGGCATTACCTACTTTAGTACTTATTAATGATGGAACACCTATTACTCTTATTAAAGGTTCTAATCCTGACCGATTAAAAACTGAAGTAGAAACATTAGATAAAAATTGATAAACGTTTATTTAAATAAATAATAATAATAATAATAAAATGACTGAAATTTTAACAAGAGATAATATTGTTAAATTTTTTACTAGAAACAAGCGTAAGAAGATTGAAATAAAAAATCAAGAATACTTTTGGGATAAATGGTCATCTACTAATTTTCCACAAGATCCTGTGATTAATAATATTTTATCTTGTATTCTTTTTGCTAATGACAAACTTCAATATAATAAAGATGGTAATGCATCTGAAGAACAATTAGATGAAATTAAAAATTTCCTTCAAGATAAAAATCTTCAACAATCTCACTGGAGCAAGAAAAAATTATTTGAAAGTATTAACATTAGTAATATTAATAATGATTTTTTTCTCTTTTTATGTCAGGAATTTTATATTAATATAATTATTTGTAGTGAAATTGGTATTAAATTTTACTATTTAGATGATGAATTTGATAAATGTATTCCAACAGTTATCTTAAAATCAATTACTGATGATATTACTAAGCAATTATATTATCAAACTATTTACAAAGATAAAAAAATATTAACTATAGAAGAATTATCTGATTTTATTAGCTATCCTGATAAATTTATTATTGGATTAGAAAAGAATAAAAAGTTTATGCTTAAAAATTATTCACTCATTGAACAAGATATTGACATTATTCATATGGACAAACGACGTGAAATGGATAATCCAGATACAAAAGAAATTGATTATTATGATGAATTAGAAGAAATAATTCACTAACGCTCATCTCGCTACGCTCGGTTCACTACGTTCACCGTAAAGGTATATGTAACTGTGAGCTTTAGCGAACCGAGCGAAGCGAGATAAATTTATTTATAAATTTATTGTTATAAACAAATAATATTAAGTAAAATTAAAATGAGTGTCGTTACTTCAACAAAGGATGGATTACCTATTAGAGATACAATTAAATTAATCAACAAATGATGCAAACTGATAAATGTTTATTAATGGAAGTAGAAGATAAAATTAAACATACTAATTATTTACGTGAAGCATTTCCAACATTTTATGAAGATTTTCCACTTTTATTTAAAAAAGTTATTGCTCGTCAAGATTTATCTATGTTAGAACCAATGTTAAAAGCCATTGAAGATATTTATGAAGGTAAGCGTGTTGATAAAGATGCAGCTAATGAAATAGGTGAACAACTTGCTGAAAAATATTTATATCCAACATTTGGTAAACCTACTCCTAAACCAGATGATGATAAATCACAATAAATCCTAATGGATTTATCTCAGAACTAAAGTTCTTCGGTTCACTACGTTCACTGTAAATGATATCAGTAACGGTGAGCTTTAGCGAACTGAGCGTAGCGAGATAAATTCGTAAGAATTTATTGTTATAAATTAATTTTTATTTTACTCATTACAAATGATTTAAATTCTGATATAGACTTATTTAAATTGCTTTGTTTTATTTTTTGTAAATCTTTGTAATCTTTTGCTGATAACATCAGATTACTACTTATCCATTTATCTGAATTGTTTTGTTGTACTGATAATGCATCATGATATTCATCTCCAAAATAATTTTGACTATTGATATAAGCACGAATTTTATTTCTAATGATATATTCTTCTTGCATTAAAAATCTATTTATAATATTCAAAGTAAAAATATAATCATTGGGTAT